ATACCTCAGAGCTTTCTGTTGACCCAATGTGGCTCTACTTAATGAACCCACGCCTTGCCAAAGAGCTTATGCCTATCAATACCAAGCTCATCCGCGATGAGTTCAAGAAGGCAAACAACGGTAAAATCCAGTTCTACAGTCATCCATTCGCAACTCTAGTTGCTGTGGTATCCGCTATGGGACTGCTTGCCGCTGGATCAGAGGAAGAGGAGGAGCCAATGATGGCTCCCGGTATTCTCTCCGCATAACTAAGGTGCCCCTTCGGGGGCATCTGACACTCAAGGAAGCAAACAGTGAATAAGACAGCATTTGACTTGGTGCCCTTCTTACAGGGCATCGAAGCTATAAAGGCGTCTAGCCTCAGTAGTTCTGACAAAGACAAGGTACTCGCAGAGATGGCAGCGGCACTTCCTGCCCCTGTGTTCTGCAAGTCCTGCCCAACGACCCTCAAGATAATTGGAACATTAGTAGGAGTAGCAGATGCCAGTGCCCAAAGTACCAAGAAAAAAGGCACCGAAGAAAGAGTTGACCCACCCAAACAGGGCGACACCAAAAGCGAACAACTACTTCACAAACCTAATGAAAACCGAAGAGGGAAGGGCGCTAAGAAAGCAGTGGTCAACAAAAAAGCGTAAGAACGCAGGAAGGCCGCAGGGAACACCTGATGGCTACACCCTCGAAATGATCACGCCGATCAGGAAACAGGCAAAAGCAGATGCTGAAAGGATCGTAGCTATCATGGCCAAAGAAAATGACATTGATGACGTGTATGCCATTGAGGCACTCAAGGCAGCAGTCGAAATCATGCGTGAACCGGGGCAAAACCGGGACCGCCTAACAGCAGCACGAATGGTCTTGGACTTCACCAAGACTAAGCCTGCCGCAAAGAGCGAAGTCACTATCGGTAAAGCCGAGGCATTCTTGGAGTCGCTCTTAGTAGTCACTCCAGAGGATGAGCAAGCCGAAGATGGACAAGAGACTTAAAGTAGTACGCCGCAAACTATACGATGACTTTGACTTTTACAGTAAGTCAGCCCTCAAGATCAGAACCAAGGACGGTGACATTAAGTCACTCAACTTGAAGCCAGCCCAGCGCATTCTCCAGAAGGCCGTAGAAGACCAGATGGAGACTGAGGGTAAGGTTCGCATCATTATCTTGAAGGCCCGACAGCAGGGTCTATCGACCTACGTTGGCGGCTATCTGTACTTTAACGTGTCCCAACGTAAAGCCTGCAAGGCTATGGTTGTCACACACCACTCCGACAGTACCCGTGCCCTCTTCGACATGACCAAGAGATACCACGAGAACTGCCCTGAGTTACTCAAGCCTCACACTAAGTACAGTTCTCGCCGGGAACTTACGTTTGATGTCTTGGATAGCTCGTTTGTGGTTGCCACAGCTGGTGGTGAGAGCATTGGTCGAGGTGAAACTCTTACCCATGTTCATGCCTCAGAACTTGCCTTCTGGCAGAAGTCTACCGCTCTGGAGAACTGGAACGGTATGACACAGGCTGTACCCAACAAGAAGGGCACTGCCATCTTCGTCGAAAGCACGGCCAATGGTGTCACTGGTATATTCTATGACCTCTGGAAAGGTGCCGTAGAGGGAACCAATGGCTATGTGCCAGTGTTTATCCCTTGGTATATTGATCCTGAGTATCGGGAGCCTGTACCTGAGAACTTCGAGCGGTCCCCAGAGGAAGAAGAGCTGTGTGAGAAGTATGACCTAGACGATGAGCAACTCATGTTTCGTCGCCGCAAGGTTGCACAGAACGGCATCGACCTCTTTCGACAGGAGTATCCCGCAGAGCCAGAAGAAGCCTTCCTGACAACTGGACGCCCTGTGTTTAACCCAGAGGGCCTACAGGAAAGTCTAGCAGAAGCCGCAGAGCCTAAGCAGAGGCTTGCGCTGGAAGGCGATGACTGGCTTGAGAATGTCAGAGGAGAACTGACGCTCTATCGCACTCTCGACCCCGGCGAACAGTACACAATTGGTGCTGATGTCGCCATGGGTGTCAGAGGCGGTGACTTCTCAGTTGCTCAAGTATTAGACAGCAAGAAACGACAGGTTGCGACCTATCGTGCCCAAGTTCATCCAGATTACTTTGCTGAGGTACTCTACAAGCTAGGTGAGTTCTTTAACTTTGCCTACATCATCGTGGAGAACAACAGTCACGGTATCTTAACGTGTACCCGTCTTGGTAAAGACATGGCTTACCCCAACTTCTACACAGAAGTGCAGGTAGACAAGCTAACAGACAAAGAGACCATTAAGTTGGGCTTTACTACCACTGCCAAGACAAAACCCCTGATTATTGATGAACTCAGGGCCTCAGTTCGAGAGGGAACAATCGAACTCAACGATAAGGTCACTATCCGAGAGATGCTTACTTACATCGTCACCCAAAGCGGGGGCATGGAAGCTGAAGCCGGGTGTTTCGATGACTGCGTAATGTCTTTGGCCCTAGCAAACCACATACATGAGGGTGCTTGGGAGCCAATAGAGGCAGTCGATGATTATTACATTGAGATGGTTTAGACATGAAATCAAAAGAAGAATACCAAGCCATTGATGACGAAAAGATCGTCTCAATCGTAGACACCAACCTCCGCCGCTCCATTGGCTACTACGACAGTGAGCTATCAAAAGAGCGCCGCAAGGTGATGGACTACTACAGTGCCGCACTTCCAC